TTCCTTGTTGGGATTTTTTATATTTGGCTTGCGTTGCAGTTGACGGTTGCCCCCGAGAATTGGTAATATAATTGAAAGGGCGATTACCCAGGCGATAAAGATAACAAAATACATTATTTAGTAGTATAAAACCAAATTGTAATTTGTAAAGAGACTTTTAGTAAATGTTGTAGTAAGCGTTTATGTCCCGCTCTATGGCTTCCCTTTCACGGGATTTATCATCGGCGTAGAAGATTAATTCCTGTAAGTGTCCGTTACAGAAGTAAGGTCCAGCGGAACTTCCCATGATTCCATTATCAGCGGAATCAGTAAGGTTGGAAACGTCGAGGGGATTTGTGCCATTGCCTTGAACACCATCTTGGAACTGAGTAGCTACGCCTAATATCGGGCCAGCGATATTCGTGACTAAAAACTGATTGTTACTTATAGCGTTATAGGACACCTCAAAATCATCGGAATAATAAAACTCATGCTCGCTATTATTTACAAGCAGCATGTAGTAGTTGTTTATGTCGAAGCTCGCCACCCATGCGATTTTAGTAGTCGCATTAAATGCGTCGTGTTTTATAACGGTGAAGGTTGAAATGTCTGCAAGATTTAAACCCGTTTCATCGAACGGAAAAAGATCATCGGTACCATCAAAGTCCAATGAGGCTTTGCCGTTAGTAGTTAATATCGCGCCGCTATTTATTAGCTTAGGCTGAAAGTTATTATTGGTGCTTTGAGTAAGATTATATCCCAACCCCGACTGATCGTACCAAACTTTCGCAAAACCATTAGCGCTTCCTATCCATGCCCCAAGGGTGGTTCCATCAGCAGTGCTACCGCTGGCATTGTAAACCTTAGAGCCAGCAAGCGAGATTTCCCCGCTACCATCAAAAGATACATCTGCTTCCTCGTTCGTGCCTGACCTACGCATTTTCAAAGCATAGCCCGAATAAGCGCTAGTCAACCTTCTGAGAGAATAGGCTCGGGCGACACCTTCGCCAAATTTATCCAATAACGCCCCTCCCGCCGAATTACTTGAAGTAGGAAGTGATAATCTGTTACCTAGCGATAACATTTTTAAACATTATATTTATAAAGGATTGCCTTACCCGAAAGCTGAACAACGTTAAAATCCCCAAAAAGCGTAGCCCCTTTAGGAATGATTGCCCCTGAAGCTGGACAGGCCGCAGGTTGCTGGGGATCATTACTGGATACGTTTCCAGCAGTCAATCCCAGAACAGTACAATCCTCAAAAGCCTGTATACCAAAGTAGCTTCCCGTGGTAGAATTTATGCCCGTTAAATATTCGCTTCCTGGGCCTCCCATTGATTGAAGTAATAGTCCTTGTGGAGAATTGTCTACTGTTGCCATACCTTGTATTACACGATTTTAAAGCAAAATGTGTAAAATAAATCAACCTAGACTGACTCTATGGGTGTGTGGTACTTCATGTATGGCAGAAACCAATGTTCACACTCATGCAAAACATCCTGTAACAATACCATGGACATTAAATCCTTACGCCCTCTGCGAGTATAGCCTTTATGTAAGCATTGCTCGACCTTGTATACCTTGTCGCGCAAATTGCACTTTTTCTTTGCGAGATTATATAAATCTACATTTTTAACGTGGAGAAAGAATGCGCCAAAATCAAAGGCCACCCAAAGTGGCGTACCGTTCTCGTTGCACCAGCCTGTTTTTCCTTGCACATTATAGAACTCCAAGAGAATCTTGCCCTCACGGTGAGAATTTTTTATTCCTTTTAAATCCACCGTTTCGCCATTAACCACAAAATCTACATGGCCTATATCTTGCTGCTTCCTAGTTTTTTTAATTATTAAACCAGCGTTTAAACAAGAATCGTGGTAGCGATGTGTTGACTCGTCGCCAACCTTCATAGACCGCGCAACATGATTAGCGCCCGACAATCCCTTTGCTCTATTAGAAATCATATGTTACATTATAACAGAAAAACCCCACCGCGTCAAGAGACAAACGGTGGGGTCGTAAACCCTTACGGATTAATGGCAAGATTATTTCTGCTTGGCTTTGCCGACGTTCAAAGCGGCCCAATCAATAAGTGCATAAAGCTTGGACAAAAACGTTCCCTTCTCTGGGGTGGGGGTGGCGGCAGCAACCGCTGACGCAAGAGCGATAACGGCTGTTACAACGCCGAACCAAGGGTTATCTTGAACTAATTGTAGAATAGTATCCATTTTTATTATATTTGTTTGTTACCTATAATTACACCAAAACGGGTAAAGATGTAACCTCTAGTGCCGTTTTCCCTGCCCTCGATACTTCTTTTTATAGTGAGTACTGGTCTTACTCTTTGAGTGTTTATTCTTTGAGTGGACGCCTTTATTGCGCTTTTTTTTAGGCTTTGTATAAGCCTTTCTTAGTTTCTGTGCCATATTTTATTATTTTTATTCCTTCATGTCCCCACGCTCTCTGAACCACTTGCGGCTGGGAAGGCCAAATACATCTTTAAAGTTCTGTTGCATTTCGTCAGTCATACCGCCTTTAAAATCCCAAACATCAGACGACCCATCAGGAACGGGTAATTTTACGCTTTTTGGGGCAATCTCTTCAAGCTCCTTACAAATCCTAATTATTTCTGCTCTACCGATTTTATGGGCGGTATCCTCACCCTGAACAAGTTTTCTTAATTTGTCTAACTCTTTATTAAAATAAATAAAATCTTCATCCTGACCCATCATTTTGGACTCCTGATGATCGTAGATAAATTCTTGCTGCACTTCATATTGTGTTGGATCTATACAATGCTCAATAGGATCAAATGAAGTTTTCCCAACTACATAGTTGAAAATATCGGTGCGGTTAATATCTATCTCCTGTTTTTTATGCATCATGTAATAATAGTGAGTTAATGTTTTGAGTCAAGTGAATTTTACAGAATTCTTATCCTGCTGCGAATTTTTGAAACGTGCCTATTTTTTTCCAGCACTGAACCTCCCTCTCGGCTTCCTGCGCCATTAGTATTTCCCTCAATGGTTTTCACATAACCGCTAGAATCAGCATCTGCAACAGCCAAGCCGATATGGGAAAAAGTAAACACTACAATATCCCCCGCCTTTATGTCTTCATTGGTTGGTTTGCGAAGGTCAATACCACTTGCAGCTTGTTTCTTTGCCCAGTTTTCAAAATCCCACGCACCCGCAGTTCTAGGGCGCTCAAATTCGACATCCTGCCCCTCTATGGCTTCCTTTACTAACCAACAAATAAAAGCCGCACACCATGGCCACCCTTTATCTGGGTCAAGCCACGTTGCAGCTTTGTATGTATCTACCATGGGACCACAATTGGTTCCGTCCACTTCAGATACACCGATTTGCTCTCGCGCAAGCGTTATCATTCTCTGTGGAATCGTTGCCTTTTCAGCCACCTTCTCTCTAGTTGAAAGTTTGGATAGTATAGCATTCCAAGTAATTGGGCCGTCTGCGCCATCCGCTGGAATACCAAGCAGTTTTTGAACGGCTTTGATTACTTGTTTTTTGCCTTTAAATTCCATGATTACTGACACCTTCTACTGAACGAAGCACATACGGACATAACCCCGCAGAGGGCCATGAGTGTCCAAATAAATTCCCCAAATCTATCTATTTTTTTATTTAAAATAGCAGATTGAGCCTCATTATGATACATTTTGGTATCCATAATGTTGTTAATTGCTTCAATAGTAGGCTCAGTCATTTCATACATTTGAGGAATTGAACCTTTAATCTTCTCGATGTCTCCCGCCTTAGCCCAATCAATTAATTCATCGACGTATAAACTTATTTTATCCTCCTGAGCGAAAACAAAATCTGCATAAGGTATTTCTTTGGGCGTAATATCTTTCTTGTAGCCCTCTAAATATTCATCCTTATAGCCACTTTCCTCCTCAAGCACTTCAACCATTTCTTCTGGAGACATGATCCCATGGGATGTTTGAATAACGGAATTGACAATTATAACGCCATACCAATCAAAGCACATCCCTATTTCCATAATAGATGATTCAGATTGGCGAGCATTCTCTTCTAATGTTGTTTTTATATCGTCATTTAACTGTAAACCTTTTAATCCAAAGGCTAAACAAATAACTGATAAGCAGTAAACTATAAATCTAGGTCTCATTTTTTTATGAATTCAGAGGGATTCTTTTCGAATTTCTTGCCAAGTCTAACTATGCCCCCGATAACCTCAGGACTTACAACCCCAATTATCCCATAAGCAATCGCCTTAGTAAGTGAGGAAACTTCAGTTTGCTCAAGCACGAACCAAGCTATGCCAGCCGCAATCGCCGCTGTAACGATTCTTTTAAATTGTTGTTTTGCTGATAATCCACTATCACCCGATAAAAGTCGCGCAAACATTGCTGCTGCGCCGACCAAGGGGACTAACCAACCTCCATTAAGAAACTCTTTTATAATAGATTTTTCGGGTTCCATATCTCTTAGTTACACCTTATAAAAAAAAAGCCCCCCTTTCGGGAGGCTTTTTAATTATATTTTTAAACGTTTAAATTAGAACTTAAACGTCAAACCAGCACTCCAGAAGATCTCTTCATCGACTGCAAAAGTGGCGACATCAATGTCGTTATCGGCGTAAGCGCCTTGAATATACACATCTGTGTTATCCTTGAGGGCGTATGTAGCCTTAACTCCAGCGTGAACCGCATCATAAGCGTCAAACCAACTGAGAGTAACAAAAGGTGACAGAGTAAGGTTCTTAATGGAAGGAACGGCCAAATCTTTCTTGGCAGTTACCTCAATACCCTCCCAATCATACTCTAGATCACTCCAGAAGTGAAGGCCGACATCAGCAAAGGAAGTCCCAAGCCATGCACCCACACCTACCTCTTCAGAGGTGGGAAGAACACCTTCGAATTGATGGTAGCGGAATTGACCTTCTGCCAACAGATTCAAAGAACCAAGCTTGACTGGTCGTGAAAGACCAACGCCGAAGTGGCTTTCAGACTCGCTATCAGCAACCAAAGAAGCGGAAGCATTCAGGCCAAAACCCGCAAATTCCTGATTGGTTGACAATGTGGTTGAGTAAGCGTCTTTGGCTCTACCAAGACCCCGATAGAACTGCTGATCTTCAGCGGCAAAATCAAGGCTGATATCTCCTGCACTACTAAAAGTAATGCCCAACATGGTTATAAAACCGAGTATTAATTTCTTCATATCTCTTATTATGACAATTTTGTCATATTTGTCAAGTCTTTCTTTACACATTCTATTCCATAAAAGTCAAAAATACTTAATGCTTTTGTGTCCCTATGGTAGATATCTTTGTATACTACTGTTTGAATACCGTAAGAGGCTATCATTGTGGCGCAGGAGGCGCATGGCATAAGAGTGCAAGCCAAAAGTTTTGCCTCGCCCTTTTTAAAAAGGCTTAAACAATTAACCTCTGCATGGATCATAAATTGCCTCCTGTAGTTACGGTCGCCCCAGAAAGACTCATTTACATCCTTGCCCGATGCCAAGCCATTGTAACCCACCCCCAAGACCATGCCTTCTTTATTTAAGGCGCAAGCGCCAACCTTGATGTAGGGATCTTCGCTTCTTTCCGAAGCTGCGACAGCAAGATTTAAAGCATATTCTTCCCAAGAAGGCCGCATATCTTTTATTCCCAAGAAAAGCTCAATGTGACTCTAGGCTCTGATATAATTGGCTCATGATGCACCCCGCTTTTTATGACTAAGCCATCATTAGGTTTGAGTGTAATAATACTCCCATCGTCGAATCTATAGGCTGTTTGACCTATAGCTTGAACCAATAACACATCCATTGAGTCTTTATGTCGCCCAAAAGTTGAGCTTTGTGATGATAGGGAAGCGTAAACATGCAATACTGTTATTTTATCGCTTTTTTCAACTTCATCAAAAGCCCTCTGGAGACTAGGCGGTAAAAATGGAGAAGTTAAAACAAGAGATGAGAAGCAGTCGTTTGGATTGGCAAACACATAGTGTGGGTAATCGCTGGAGTCCCTGTCGAATTTTTTTATAACATCGCTCCAAGTAACTTGAGCAGGTGCTACCCAATTATTTGTTACCGCTTCCATGATAAAACTCCCTTTCCAAACGCCTATATCTGGCATCAGAATGCCAAACCTCGTCTGTCTGGGGTGTATAAATGCCGTCGCGTGTTTGGATTGCCTCACCCTTCGTCAGCCTCAGTGTAGAAGGCTGATAGATGTTCAAATCGCTTACGTTCGGCGGCAAGACGGTTTCGCAAGAGGTCAGCCCGATCAGCATCAGCGCTATTACCGCTGTCCCTAAGTTTCTCAATCTCTTGTGTAATTGCGTCTTCCCTATCTCTAAAGTCTTGGTGTAGATCATAATAAAATTTTTTGTTTTTAAGCGCCAAGAATAGTTCTATCGACTTTAATATTGATTTAATTAGTGTGAACATTGGCTTTTGGGCTGCAATCGAAGACCACGGTTTCCTTACCCTCTATAACTTCTTTAACTGAACCCCTGACAGTTTTGGCGCAATCAATTGCCCAGTTTAAGGCTCCATCTAAATTAGCATTGTAGCTGTGATGATATTCTCCTGCACGATTATATACTATATAGTGTTTATTCTTCATGTTGAGGTATAAATTTTAAAGCGACCCTTCCAACGTTTTGTTTATTATCCGAAAGGAATCCATTTATTAAAACGCAATCTGGTAGAAAGTCAACAGTTTTTTGATCAAGAAGATAAGTATCTTCTCCAAAAAGCAGTTCCCGAATGGCTGTTGGCCCATTCATGTAGCTTTTTACCATCAAGCCTTCCTTATCTCTTAAATGCTCTGTTGCGGGATTGGCGCCAACCACTTTAAATTTAACCTTCATCTTGATTCAATTACACCCAAAAAATGTATAATTTTCAGTTCTTTTTTATATTATATATCATTGAAGTGTAAAATCAACTATGGCGGGTGAAGGACAAAATCAAGTAGCAAGCAGTCTTTTGGATTTGCAACCTACTGCTGTGTTGGAATTCTTTCAGTTATTTCCAGACCCCATAACTGAAGGCTCAAAGCGAATGAATTTTCATGGTGGCAGCTTATTTGGAGATGTGGTCACTTGGCAAGGCGTTGAATATGTACCAACAGCTTTAGAAGGTGAGGGTTTTGAAACCTTTGGTGATAAGCGTCTAGCGCGACCAAAAATACGGATTTCCAATGAAAATAATCAAATAACTCGGCTCCTTCAACTGCACAAAGACCTTGTTAACGCACAAGTTGTCAGAAAAAAAACTTTCGTTAGATACTTGGATGATGTTAATTTCGATGGCGGCAATCCGTTTGGGGCGGCAAATCCTGAAGCAGAGATAAGCTCGGAGACTTGGCTTATAGGGCAAAAGCTTCAAGAGAACAGAGTTTTTGTAGAGTTTGAATTAAATTCGCCGCTGGATTTAGAAAGCTTTGATGTAAATTATCGCTCTATCATAGCCAAGTATTGTTATTGGCAATATAGGGGTGAGGGTTGTCGCTATGAAGGTCTGCCAATCGAACAGTCTAATGGTGAAACTTTCACGGACCCCACAGGTGGAATTGTTACGCCCGTGTATCGCAGTTTTGGTCGCGACCCACTTGTTGCTGGTGATGATATTGCATCATTTTTCACGAACCCTGATGCTGAGTATGCTATAAACAGAGAATATCAAAAAGGAGATGTAGTAATACTTACCAATAATAAAATTTCTATTCAACCCTATCAGGGTTATGTGACCGATGAACCCGTAAAACTAAAAACGGTATATGTGTGTGTTAGCGGGAACAGTGGTCAACCTCCAGAAAATAACCCGACCTACTGGCAACAAGACGGATGCACTAAAAAGCTGGGCGCTTGTCGCAAAAGGTTTAATGAAACTGAAGATTTAGCGTTTTACCAAAACTTAGCAGTCGAATCGGGATTCAAGTACCTGAATTTTTCAGGAACTAACACTTTAGAAAATGCCGATGGTTTCGCGGATGATGTATTAGCAAAAGCAGGCATATTTTACAGCAATAAGCCGCAAATAACAGGTATATTCACGGCAACTGGAGAGTGGACTGTTGCGGGGTGGGTGAATGCAAACAATCTGTCCAGTGAAGTCGCAGGTATTCTTAGCACGACAAAAAACACTGGCAACAATGGCGGTTTATATGATTTTTTGAACATAACTCTGATATCAGGAAAGCAGGGTAGGGAGGACGAGTTGCAAATCCCTGGAAATGTCGGAGCGTTTTATCGATCTGATGTAGAGGTTACTTTTGAGGCTCTTAATCGCCCCGAAGAAGATGTCGTTGGTCCACTTGAGGCTGATGTGCAGGGCTTCCCACTGCGAGACGACGCTGAAACCTTTGACCTTGGCTCAGTGCTAAGTCCAAGTTGGTATTTTTACGCCATAACAAACGAGGGTCAAGGTACCCTTGATCCAGATTGGGAAGACATAAGTTATGGAACACGCCTAAGAACTTACGTTGGAAATGGCCCACTACTTAACAAGGTCGAAACCAAAAGAAATAGACTGTTTAAAAATCAGGAAATTAGAAATTTAAGTGGTTTTGTCCCGCAACACTTTATGTTGGGAGGCATCCCATATAATACGGGATCGGGTCACGCTTCCATGAACGGGAAACTTGGCCCATGGGCTATTTGGAATAGGTCTTTAAATGACGAGGAGATAGATTTCTTATATAAGGACATAGAAAACCCTATTGGAACCCCTGAGGATCAGACTATTAACTTTGTGCCTCGACCTTTCTACGAATGCACTGGCCAACGCGCTGGTATAACAGGGGTGATTAATGGAAGCGGGTTGATCGCTTGGTGGGATATGACCACGGGGGACATCGGCGGCAATGTAACGGGTTTGGTAGATAAATCTGAGAACAATTATTTCTTAACTGGATCGGGCTTTTACGGCACTGGTGAACATTCTTTTGTTGAACTAGGTGTTTTGGAAAAAGTTAAAAACCCAAGCTCACCATACCCACGCTTCGGTGGATACCCAGGAACAGATGGATTTGGATATGGAGAAGGTTCACAAGTTTAAAACACTCAAGAGTGCATTCCGCGAAATCGAGCAGATAGGGGACCAGAACCCCACAATTGAAGCTTGTGGGTTCATTGGCTTTGATGAACAGGATCAATCTTTTATTGTAAAGCAGGAAGATAATAGTTCGCCTTCTCCTAGTGAATTTTTTCTAATTGACCCAATTAATTATCTTTTATTTAAGGATAAATATGAAATGGTGGGAGTTTTCCATAGTCATATGATTGGCGATGAACAGCCTTCGGAATTCGACATTAAAATGGCCGAAAATTGTTGCCTACCGTTTCTAATTTATTCTTTAAATACAAAAAAAATACATATTTATGAGCCACAAAAAGTCGAATGTAATGTAAACATATTGAGAAGGATGAAGGCACTCGTATGACGACTATAAAATTACATGGACTTTTAGCGAAGGAGTATCAAGACCAATTCGTTTTAAATATCGTAAAACCCCAAGATGTTGTCAGAGCTATCGATTGCAATAGAAAGGGTTTTCTTAAACGATTCAATGAACTCAAAAGACAGGGATTACATTATGATATAATCGTTGACAGGGGCCACATATCTAAAAAGATAAAACAAGTTGATTTAGTGCCTGTAATAGTTGGAGCCGCGACTCTAGTTACAGGAATCGCAGGAATATTTGGCGGGGGCGCACTCGCTACTGCGGGCGCGGCGGTGGCCGTTGGTGCGGGAGCGGCGATGCTCGGTAAAGCGCTAAAGCCAAAGCCTGAACAAAGACCTGATGTGGGAGGTACAGCCGCCACAGATACTAGCACACCCGCCCAAGATGAACCTGTCACATTTCAATCAAGGGCAGCAGTCGCATCGATGGTTTTTAACAATGTGGCTAACATTGCATCACAAGGAGACCCAGTGCCTATTGGCTATGGGCGATTAAAGATTGGATCTTCAGTTGTTCAGGCAACAATTAAATCCTTTCCAATGTCACACAAGACTTCAAGAGCGTTTAATCAAAATCCTTTTAACGTGGAAGGTCAAGTAGATGTCATGCAGGAAATTTATACCGCTGGGGACTAATGAAGCATATTAACAAAAAGATAAGGCTTGCTGGCGGTGCAAGTTACTTGAGAAACAAACGACGAGGAACGTCGGTCACACCGATTCAGACCTTTCGCAATAGAGGTCGCGGCGGTGGCGGCGGCGGCGGTGGCGGTGGCGGTGGCGGTGGAAGCTCCCCCAAAAACAACACCAAACACAATTCTAAAGGCCCCGAGATTATACCTCCTGTTTATTTGCCTCCACAGCTTGGCTCACAACAATATGGAGCATCTCACAGTTACGCAGAGACAATTGACTTGCTCACTGATGGCCCAATTGCTGGGATAGTAAATCAAAATGGCTTGATTTGTGATGGGGGCAATATTTTGCAAGGTATATATCTTGATGACACCCCTGTTGCTGTCACAGATAATAGCACGATCAAGGGTTACTTTGACTTGGGATCAGTTACTGATCCAACGGGCGCTCTGCAATTTGAGGATAACAAACTAATTTCAGGATTCTTTGGGCAACTGAAAGGTGTTGGAAATTTAGGGGGCGCCAACGGTTGGAACCCAACTGCGCCGCAGTCTTTGGTTACGATGGGGGTCAAGTGGGGAGGGCCTCGCCCAATACGCATTCGTAACACACATCAATTTGGTCTAGGCACTTACAGACTTTTTACCCATACGAGGAATGGCAGTTGGCCAGTGCTTAGAGGGGGTGGTAATTTTGGTGCAAACTACGATGATTACCAAACCGTCTGCCTTTACACAGACAACGCCACCGTACAGGATTCTAAATTCATGTTTACTGTCGGTAATAATGTCTGGAACGTTCACCTTTGGGGTCAACACATGGCGAGCAGCGCTAGACAGCACCTTAAGTATAGTCCGTCCGCATTAACGCCTTCAAGCGAGCGGGGTTATCCAAAATGCGGGTTAGAAGCCAATCTAAATTTAATTTATAAAAACTTTTACTCTCAAACAGACAATAAACTTCAGAGAGAATTAGCTAAAAGGGTTTTGGGGAGATTGGGTGCTGGGTATCCTGAAAAGCCCATAGCAGGCCGATTACTAAAAATTTTAAACGCAAGCTCTACCCGCAACTGCCATGTTGTTCTGAGGCCAGATAAAACACAGGCGGGCATCGCTGGAATGAACCTGTTAAATGGCGGCAAGCTAATGAATTACAGCTTCAAGCTGTTCA